TAATGCAATACAAATTGAGACTCTTCCTGATAAAGAAGGGTTTGCAGTTATCGTCAATAAAGCATTAACTGCGTGTAAATATGTCGCTGACTTCCGTGGAGAAAAAATTTACAACACAGCTAACATGATCGATTCAAAAACGGTATCAGATTTAAGTGAGATTGAAACAGGGTGGACTTTTGAAGTTCCTACTACAGCATTTGATAAGTGGATAAATAATGAATGGGTGACAGATGAGCAAGCTTTATTTGAAGCTCAAATAATTAAAGTTGATGATACTCGCCGCAGTCTTTATTCATCAATGAGCGATCCGTTAATATCAGAATCGACTATCGAACGCTTAAAAGGGAATGAAGCAGCTGCCACAGAACTAGAAAACCAAGCGATTGCCGCCAGTGAAAAAATCCGTACTGAAAATCCATGGCCAAGCGCTCCAGGTGTTTAAATAATGTGGGTTCAAACTGCACTTGCCTGGTCCAATAAAGCAAAGTTCATTCAAACTAGTGCCGAAGGTGTCACGGAACAGGTCGACACAACAATGGATGCGGCACTAGCAAACCTCATCAATATTGAAAGTGATGCTGGTTATAGTCCGCATCCATTAAGTAAGGATGCGGCCGCATTATCAAGTTTACGAAATGATTTAGATAATTTGTTAAATCAAGGGCAAGTGATCACCGCTTCACCTTATCAAGTAGGCAATGAACAAAATTCAGGTCATTACTTGAACCCACAAACAGCAGTTGAAATATTAACGGCTAAATTACGCGATCAGGTAGATAAAAACCGTCCAACAAGTACTCTTTATTGTATTGCTATTATGGTGAGTGAATCACAACTTAATCAGTTTGCTGCAATGCTTACTAACTTAACAACCGTTTTAACTTTTCCCGATTGGTGCCAAGCGGCAAGACAATCCACAGCATTATCAACAAATTCAGTGGATAAGTTTTATCAACCTGGTGCAATAGCGCAGCCTCGATTTAAACCGCAAGCTAATTTAAATGCTGAACCATTACGTGAATTACTTAAACAACAAGGTAGCCAGATAGCTACATTAGAATCATTGGCAAATGACACAAAAAACGTGATCGGAAAACTGCAATTATTAGCCGCTAAACGAGTGAATAAACTAGAAGAAATAAGCCTAAAAATTAATGGACTGAAAACACTTTCAAATAGTGTTTATAGTATTTCATTAACGGGAAGTACTGAAAGTATTGCGACTCAATTAAAACAAGCGACACTACCTAATAACAATCAACACACAATAATGAGTTTGTTGCTTAGCCCACAACCTCTGACATTCTTTGAGGAGCTTTTATGCTCAGCTTAAACGGTGAAATATTACGCCTCGATAATATGACGGTATCCATGAGCATGGAACTTAAAGACCAGGACATGAGCGGCCAATCTTCTGGTACCGATACAGCAGAGCAAGGCGACAAAGGAAAGGTTTTATCCTTTGCTGGCCTTATCGCTTTTAAAAATAGTGATACGTTAACTAAGCTATATCAACTAGCATCTGCAAAAAAGGATGCAAATAATCGTCAAACTTACCGTATTGGTAATGATACAGCTCGTAACCTTAAAGTTAGAGAAGGGAAATTCACTGGTACTATTACTGCAACTGAGCATAATTCATTGTTGGCTTGGAATGTGTCCTTTGACTTACGCGAAGTAAATGGGGTCGCTGAACAGAAAGAAAATAGAAAAAATCAACAGACTGCAGCAACTCAAATACAAAATACGCGTCATCAACAAGCGTTAACAGATGCTGAAGAAGTAGGGTTATGAAGTTAGAAAAACGCCTCTACATTAATGGGCAAGAAGTCGCTTTAAAATCAAATATGGTAAGCCTGAAATTGTCATTAGGTGGTGTGGCCATTTTTACGGTACCTGAATCTGAAATAGAAAAGTATTATGCAGTGCGTTTTGATATTGGTTATGAAAATCAAACAAGAATTTTCTTTGAAGGGTACATTGAAAAAATTCAACCTGCTGAATCTGGCTATATAAAAATCACAGCAAAAGAAAATGCAAGTATTTTAAGTAATCGTTGGCCTATAAGTTTAGAGCATCCAACATTACGTGATTTATTAAGCCTGTTATCTGAGAAAACAGGAATAGACTTTGTACTTCCTGAAAATGCATCTTATACAGATATTAAAATTTCAAACTTTGTATCACAAGGAACGGGGTACCAATGCTTACAGCAACTCGGCAAAGCGTTTAATATTATCGATTTTGTATGGTTCCAGCATATTGACCAAACTGTTTATGTTGGAAGTTATGAAGATAGTCGCTTTTATAACAAAGCGATTAACATACCACTTGATATTTCTTCCCGTCAAAATGGTGACAATATTACTTTTGCACCATTTCCAATGTTGCGTCCAGGCGTATTAATTAAAGATGAAAAACTAACAGAAAAAAGAATCACACGTCTTGATTTAATTGCAGATGAAATGACTGCATATTGGGAGCCTGAAAAAAATAGTGTGCCGGTTAAAAAGCGTGAAATACTAAAACACTTTCCTGAACTGGCAACACTTAACCATCTACCTAAATTTGGACGAGTAAAAGCAATCAGAGATAACGTAGATAAAGGGCAAACTGCCGATCCGTTTCGTCCACGTTATGCCATAGATATTCAGCTTCTTGACCAAAACATGCAACCAGATTTAAAAGTACCTATTTATAAATCAATACCAATGCCGGTACAAATGTCTGGGAATGAATCAGGGCTATTAGCTTACCCACTTGAAGGAACATTAGTAGAAGTCGCCTTTGCCTACGGTCGAAATGATTTGCCCATTATTCGTGGTGTCTATGGAAAAGATTATGCTTTACCTAACATTGAACCAGGGGAACAACTTCAACAGCAACGTGATGAAGTAAGCAATCGTATTGATGCCAGTGGGAACACTACAAATCAAACAGACCAAAAACAAACTAATCGTGCATTTGAAAAGCACGATGAAGCCGATAGATATAAAGGAGAGTTTGGACAACATCATCTTAGTGTTGATGAACACTCAATAGAAGAAATAGTTGGTAAAAAAGTAATTGAAGCCCTGGGCGCAATCGATTTATTAGCAGGGGATGATTTAGTGCTAGGTTCGTTAGGCAATATGCAAGTTGCAACTGCAGGTGAACTTATTACAACTATTGGCAAGCTTCGTAATACAGTTATTGCACAAGATGATAAATTAAAAGTATTAGCAAACCGTATTCAAACAATTGAAAAAGACGACACATTAACGATTAATGGAAAGCGAAGTATCACAATTGCAAAAGATGATTTATTGAATGTAAGTGGAAAACAAACAACAACAATAACAAAAGATGATTCATTGAATGTAAATGGAAAACAAACGATAACCATAGCAAAAGACCAAGTGATCAATGCTAAGAATATTGCTCAAAATGGCGCCACTATTAAATTAAATGGCGGTACAGGAGTGATTACATGTGCGAGTATTTGTCCATTTACTGGTAAGCCTCATGTAGATGGTTCAACTACAGTTTTTGCAGGGAAATAATAATGCCATTAAATAAAGCAACGTTAAAAGCAAAGATAGAAAAAGAATTAAAAGCAGGTGGTTTTGAATTAACTGATATGACGGAAGCACTTGCGACTGCCGTTGCCAACGCTGTTATTGATGAAATTACGCAAAACGCACTGGTTACACCACAGTTTAAAGTAACTTAACAGTAGTATGGTTATATAAAAAGTTAAAATTCCACTTGTTTTTTATTTAACTAATATTTTTTAGTCTATGCTTTAAGTTCAATTTTTTAAATAAGGAAGTATTATGCAAGACAAAATATATTTGATTGAAGATTTATTTCCAATCACTGGAAAAATAACTCAAAGACTTATTAATGATAAAAGAGAAAACGAAATAGATGTTCTCATTTGTACAGGGAATTATGCAAAGGAAGTAAAAGTGCTAAGATTTATGGCGTTTGATGAAACTGATCGAGTTGAATGCACTTTAGAGTTTTGTCCTAAAGGGACTAAAGTACTAAACGGTACATTAGATAGTGAATCTTTTATTATTAATGGCCATGCAATTAAAGGCTGGGCTGATATCAATAAAGCTTATGAAAGTGAAAATTTGGATGAGCCCAATTTAACTGCCGAAAGTAAATAAATTTGCGTATGTAGTAAACTAACGCTACATTATGCATTCATCTGCAAAATCAGATGGCGAGATTAGTACCTCGTAATTCAAAAGGCGTATAGCGCCAACCTTGTGTTGGTTTTTTTATGCGTGATGCACAGCTACACCAATTTTATGGTGGGCTGGGTGAAGCGACTTCGGTCGGCCGTTCCTTTTGCGGTAGTACTAACTTTGTCCAGTTCACCACCAGTTGTTTAGTACCTTCTGATGGTGATTATTAAATCATTCAAAAGGAATCACTCATGACTAATCTA